TATAACTGGGGATGCATTTCCGCTACTAATCATCCAGGGTGGACGTTTAAAGCGTTTACTTTATTTGGGAATCAAGTCTTAGAGAGCGGAGATACATGGAGTGCTAATGTATATGACTCCCCAAGTAGTAATGACTGCTGGGCTGAGATACTATCAAATGATACTTTGTGTACCGAATTGGTACTATGGCAGATTAACCTATCTCAAACGGCTACAACAGATAACGGAGGGTGGGCCGTAAACCCTAACGTTGCGGCTCAGACACAGAGTTACCCTGATGTAGATCTATCTAATAACACTGCGGTTAACTGCGCTCTTCCTGCGTGTGACACAGTGTACGTAGATGTAGAAGTTATTGAATACCTTACTGATACTATAGTAGAATATGTAGATGTTGAGTGGATAACAATTGACACTTTTTATATTACGCAAGTGGACACATTAGTAGAGTATGTCCAATTACCCCCAGATACTGTACAGGTAGTTGAGTATGTAAATATTATAGAATACCTATACGATACTATTGTATTAGTAGAAACAGATACTCTTGTTGAGTATGAGTATATCTACTTAACCGATACGATGTATGTAGAAACGGTTGTATACGAATACATCTATATTTACAATACAGACACTATAACTGAATTTGTATCTGAGTCTATATATATTGATTGTAATACTGGAGAGCAGTGCAATCAAACATTCCCGTGTGACGAGGTATCTATTTTTGCCCCTAATGCCGTTACCCCAAACGGGGATGGCTGGAATGATACGTGGATGGTTATTGCGGACGGAGCTTGTTGGGATCAATGGGAAGTTCGTATTTACAACCGATGGGGTGGGCTAGTGTGGATTAGCGCTTCCTCAATGGATGAGTGGGATGCTGACGTAGCTACGGGGGTTTATGTATATACCATAACGGCTCACAGCGCTGTAAATGTTAATGTGTATCAATTTAACGGAACAATAACGGTGTTGTATTAATATTTAGTATATTGCAAGAGTTATGAAAGCTATAAAAAGAGATTATAAAAAAGAGTACGCTAAGTACGGATCTAAGCTTAAAGCTAAGCAATATCGTGCAGAGTTAAATCAAATTAATAGAGAAAAAGGGAATTACGGAAACGGAGATGGACTGGATGAAGCTCATTTTGGAGGAGGTGGAAAAACAAGAAAACAAAAAGCATCTATAAATAGAGCTAACAATAGGCCTAAAAAAAGGAATAGCGTATAAGCTATTAAATTTAATTTATATATAATGAAATATTTACTTATCTTCATGTCTGCTATATTACTAGCGTCATGTTCTGTTCAAAACAAACACAGAAGGTCTCAAGTGAGACATTACAATCAATGCTGGTGTTTAGACCCCTGGAATGGTGGTGCTGAATGGTGTTGTGATGGACCAGCGCCAAAATACATGGCCCCATACAAACACTCTAAAGGTTACATTAGAGCTAAATTTTAATAAGATGGCAGAGTATAAATGTGAATGCAGCGATGACGTTGTAGATAAATCAGGTGTAACAATAAGATATATTGAGGGGGAAGGGGTAATACATGACGTAAAGTGCGAAAAATGTGAGAAGTACATGGATTTAGCTAACCCAAAATCTGGTGCGCCTGGTTTTCGATCTAATAGATATGGTCAGACATTTTGAGTATACTCCTAGATGTTAAAGATTATGAAGACCCAGCTGTTAAGATTTGTCCCAACGGTACGGAAGGTGAGCTTATCGAACTCGGTGGGCTACTCATTTGTCTTCCAAAAAGGCCTCCGAAGAAAGAAATTTCAGGATATAAAGAACCAAACTCTATGCAAATGTGGGGAAGGGTACTTATGCCGCAGGAATTGTCTCGTATTCGTTCTATGGATGAGTGGGCGGAAATGCCACGGGAGTTTAGAGCGAGGTTTCGTCCATATATCGAGGAAGAGTTTAGGCGTAGGCGTGAAGGTTTTTGGTTTTATAACAACGGTACAGCTACATATATTACGGGGCGTCACTACATGATGATACAGTGGACCAAGATGGACATTGGTTACCCGTACTTCCTGAACTTTCAAAGAGATATCTTCTTGCATTTAGCTGCGTGTGAAATCGATCCTAGATGTATAGGGCAGCTATATACTAAGTGTCGTCGTAGTGGGTACACAAATATGTGCTCATCTGTACTTGTAGACGAAGGGACTCAAGTAAAAGATAAACTTATGGGTATACAGTCTAAGACTGGTAAAGACGCCCAAGAAAATATATTTATGAAGAAGGTAGTCTTTATGTTTAGAAACTATCCTTTCTTTTTTAAACCTATTCAAGACGGTACAACTAATCCTCGTATGGAGTTAGCTTTTAGGGAGCCGTCGAAAAGAATAACCAAGAAGAATAAAACCTCTCAAATGGGGGAAGCTTTGAATACGGTTATCAACTGGAAAAACACAACAAACAATGCATATGACGGTGAGAAGCTACACCTGTTGTATTTAGATGAAGCAGGAAAATGGGAAAGACCTACAGACATAAGAGACGCTTGGAGGATTCAGAGGACTTGTTTGATCGTCGGAAGAAAAATCGTGGGGAAGGCAATGGTCGGAAGCACGGTAAATCCAATGGACAAAGGAGGGAGTCAGTACAAGGATCTATGGGAGGACTCAGATCCTTTGGAGAGGAACGCGAATGGGAGGACTAGAACTGGTCTATATAGACTTTTTATCCCTGCATATAACTCTTTAGAAGGATTCTTTGATAAGTTTGGCTACCCTGTAGTTGACGACCCTATAGAGACTATAGAAGGTATAGACAATGAGTATATCTATACAGGAGCTAAGACATTCTTAAAGAATGAAAGAGACTCTTTAAAAAACGATGCGTCGGAATTAAACGAGGTGGTAAGGCAGTTCCCGTTTACCGAAGATGAGGCCTTTAGAGATAGTATAGAGGGGAGTGTATTTAATATCGGTCAGATTTACGAGCAGATAGAACATAATGACGAGCTTTTCCCAAACCCCGTTGTAGCGGGAAATTTTGTATGGAAAGGGGGGGTAAAAGATACTGAGGTAGTATTTAGCCCAAATGCTCAAGGTAGATTTAAAATTGCTTGGATGCCTCCTCCTGACTTTAGAAACCAAAAGAAAACAGAAAGAGGTAAGCGAGTAGCCCCTCATTCAGACTTTGGCGTAGGAGGGGTTGACTCATATGACCTTGACGCTACCGTAGATGGCAGAGGATCTAAAGGTTCTTTGCATTTATATAACAAGTTCCATATGGAGCACCCTTGTAACATGTTTGTTTTGGAGTATGCCTCAAGGCCACCTTTAGCTAAAATATTCTACGAAGACGTTTTAATGGCCGCTGTATTTTATGGTTACCCTATATTAATAGAGAATAATAAATATGGTATAGCGAGGCACTTTGAAGCTAGAGGGTATGACGGGTACCTAATGGATAGACCTAAACACTTAGTTAGCGCTAGTGGGATGAAGTCTAAAACAAAAGGTATACCATCTAACTCTCAAGACGTTATCCAGGCTCACGCACACGCTATAGAATCCTTTATACATGACCATGTAGGAGTGAATAGAGAAACGGGAGATGTTGGGAAAATGTATTTTAATAAAACGCTAGAGGATTGGATAGGTTACAAAATAGACGATAGAACTAAATATGACCTTACAATTAGCTCTGGATTGGCTCTACTAGGAGCGCAAAAAGCCAAGCCAAAAAAGACTTCTGACTTGTCTGAAAAACGATTCTTTAGGAGATATCAAGTAATCGGATGATTTACTATATTTGCTAAATAGAAATACCATATCTTAAGGATGTATAATAACGATAATAAAAGTAAGCAGGGTTTCCCCGATCCATTAGAATCTACGGAATTAAAACAGGGGAAAGAATATGGTATTCAGTATGCTAAAGCTATTGAGTCTCAATGGGGGAAAACTACGGATGACTCTTCTTTGGTAGGCAAAAGGAATAAAACCTTTGAAAAAGACCGAGATTACGCTATTGGAGTTCAGGATACAAGTATATATAAACAACTATTAAGCTCTCTCAATCCAAATAAAGCGGACGGAGCTTTGTTGAATATGGATTACACCCCAGTTCCTATCCTACCTAAATTTGTAAGAATTGTAGTTAATAAGATACTGTCTGTAAATCCCTATCCTAATTTAGAAGCAGTAGACCCATTGTCTTCTTCTGAAAAGAATGAAAAAAAGAAGAAGATTTTAATGCAAGTTGAATCTAAGGGTAAGCTTAAAGAGCTAAAAGATAAGACTGGTGTTGTTTTAGATATGGATCCAGATTCCATTCCAGACACTCCAGAAGAAGCAGAAATTTTATTCGACACTAATATTAAAACAGACGGAGAGATATCTGCTCAGCTAGGGGCGGAACTTACTCTCACTTGGAATAACTTTGTAGACAACACTTTCCGTAGGTGTGTAAACGACTTAGCTACCCTAGGTATGTCTGTAGTAAAAAGATCTAACGATCCCAACGAAGGCATTAAAACATCCTACGTAGATCCGTGTATGTTTATACATAGCTACACAGAAGACCCTAATTTTGAAGACCTTATATACGCTGGGCATATAAAAAAGATCTCTATACAAGAGTTAAAGCGTTTGGCTGGAGAGGAGTTGAATGAGGAGGATTATAAAAAGATTGCTGAAAAATCTAAAGGAAGAAATGGAAATGATTCTAATAAGTATAACAAATCTAACTATAGTCACGCTTTAGGTAAAACCTCATTTGGCTATGACGACTATATGGTTGAAGTTTTAGATTTTGAGTTTATTTCTGTTGATTGTATTCACTTTGAAGAAAAAGAAAACAAACACGGTAACACAGGGTTTTATTTTAAAGGCTTTGAAGCTCAACCTAATAAGAACAGCGTTTTCGAGCGCACTCCTCATAAATTAGAGGTGTCTACTGTTTATGGAGGCAGCTATGTATTGGGTTGTGATTATCTATTTGGATATGGCAAAACTAAGAACGTACCTAAAAACATACACGATATATCTAAAGCTACATTATCTTACTCTGTAACGGCGACTAATATTCGTAACATGATGCCTAAATCTATGGTAAATAGCTGTGTAGGCTTTGCCGATATGCTACAGCTCACTCACTTAAAGATACAGCAGGCTATAGCAAAAGCTAAGCCAGATGGTTTGATCATAGATATAGAGGGTTTAGAAAATGTACAGTTAGGGAAAGGTGGGGAGTTACAACCTTTAGACCTTCACGATATATACGAGCAGACAGGTGTTTTCTACTACAGGAGTAAGAACCCCGAAGGTGGATTTCAAAACCCTCCTGTTAGAGAAATAAGCAACAGCATAAGAAACATTAATGAACTTGTAGGTTTATACAACCATTACTTAGGTTTAATAAGAGACACAACGGGTATTAATGAAGCAATGGACGCATCTTCCCCTAAAGGTGATGCTTTAGTTGGTGTTCAAAATCAGGCTATAGCTGCGGGTAACAACGCTATATATGATATAACAAATGCCGCTATGGTTTTGTTTAAAAAAGTATGTGAGGATATAGTTAAATGTATTCAAATTATACCTCCTGAATCCGTTCTATATAAAATATACGAGAACGCTATCGGAGACACGAATATGGAGGCTTTAGCTTCCTTCAGAGACCTTCCTATGTATAACTTCGGGGTTGTTGTTGTAAAGGATATGGAGGAGAAAGATAAGGCCTACCTAGAGCAAAACATCCAGATGGCTCTCCAACAGCAAGAGTTAGATTTAGAAGACGCTATAGCCGTTAGAGGTTTAAAAGATATTAATCAAGCGGAAAGGCTTCTTGTTGTT